TCCATTTACTAGATACTTTTTAGGTATTTCACCGAGCTCACCAGCCTCTATTTTTTTTAAGATTTCAGCAGTTTTAGCTTTAAAAGCCTTTATCTTTTCTTTCCTACTAGCATTCCAAGAAAACATTCTATCAATAATCCCCGGCTCTTTTTGCTTTGAGTCAATATTATAATTATCCATATCTGTTGAATCTTGTAAGGATTGATATAATGGGGATTGTCTAACAAGGTCATCTCTTTTAGCATATAGTTGTGTTCTTTGACTTTCTGTTAAGTCTGGGAGATTTAAAATTTCATCAATTTCTGCAATACGCTGTTTAATCGTTGGTTCTTTTATGGGTGGTTTTGGCTTGGCATCAGCTTTTGCTTTTTGTATATCAGTAGGTACAATCCCAAGATTTAAAGAGTCTAATATTGTATCTTTATTCCTTCTAAAATTCTCAATAGACTTAGCTTTTATTTCATTTGATGTAGGTTTAGTTGGTTTAGTTGGCTTAGGTTCTTTAATGTTAGCACGGATACTATCAAGCGTAGATACTCCGTCACCTCTAAAAAAGCCACGAGCCTTTAATTTACTTCTCTCTGCTTTAGTTAGATCCATATTTTCATATGGCTTAAATCCAAATAAAATACGATCAGTTAAACGCTGTTTAGCCTTGCCTATATCCTTATATATCTTGTTTGGTTCATCATCTATCTTGAAAAGTTTTTTAGCTTTATTCTGTTGTATTTTAGCCATCGTAATCAATCCATTCATCTTCTGGGGATCCAGATTGTTGCATATTCATATAAGCATCACCAGCACTCATACCTATCCTAGCAAGGGCTCCATATCTATCATATTCTGGGATTTTTGGTAATCCCGTGATTTGAGCATCTATCTTTCTTGCTCGATCATCTTTCATCATCTCGAATTGCTCTAATTCACCCTCAGCTCTTCTTTTGGCTTGAGCATTGGCTAGTGCCATTTTACGGGCTTGTTCAGCCACACTTCTTAGCACATCTTTATCGACTTTTCTTCTTAACTCTTGTGCTACAATTGAGTTCTCTAAACCTTGTTGTATAGCTTGACCTTGTGATCGTATGCGATTGAATTGGCCTTGTTGTCGGGTAGTTTGGATAGCCTCGCTCCCAGCTTTATTTATAAGAGGGTCCCCTTTTTCGATTATATCTCTTCTACGTTTTTCATACTCACGCTCTGCTGGAGTTACGTCAGCTAATTTCCTTAAACCAGCTATCTTCCTACTACGGTCTTTTTGATTTTGTTGGTTAGCATAATACTTATTTCTTTCATCCATATATGCTTTACCTAGGGATAGTATTACCGGTAATGACATTTACACTTCCCTCCTTATCGAATGTATCAGCTCTCTGTCTGCATCTTGTGATTTAATCTTTTCTATAGCGTTTAACCAGAGTGGCCAATACTTCTCCATTATACCCTCTACTTTAGCTCCAGCTATAGCCACTGCATAGTAACATAAATCTGTGTGGTATTGCTCTGGTATTTGCCTAGGATATCCATCTATATATGGTGTTGTAGTTGTCTCACCAAAGAGTTCTATAGTAATATCATCTTGGTCTGCTGTTCTATAGTAAGATAGATTTACAGTCCCAGTAGGGATTGTGTCAAAGTGGAGCTCTTGGTTTCGTATAAAATATCCACGTGGATCCCCCGTTGATTTAGTACCGTCAGACTCATACGAAATATCGGACTCGTTAATTGGGACAAGCTTATCACCTTTATGTGTAATCAATATCACGCTTTTAAATCCAGTAGGGAGTGTAACTACCCCAGTTGATATAGCTAAAGATTCACTCTTTTCTACAATATCAACCTCACGTGTCAGCTCAAATTCAGCCTCTTTTAATAGTTCTTTTAAAGCACCCTTACTTGCATCTACATATAAGAGTGCTCTATCTGCTAGTTTTTCAAATGTCATTTAAGGCTCCAATACCTTTATTCTGCTTTCTAATGCTGTGATTTTTTCCTCTAAATCACTAATTTTTCTTTCAAATAATCGGATGATTCTTGCCGTTAATTCAGAATCACCTTTTGTTGATATACTACTCATCTACGTCAACCTCAATTCTTCCAATCTCAACAGCTGATACGTCTTGTGGCCCAGATATTTTTAACTTAAAATTCTTAGCTCTTACCCCAATACGTAATGAAGAGAATTTATTTGTTCCACTTAATGCACTCCCACTAGACCATTTATGAGCACTATCATCATCATCAGTATATATATATGCTGTAATTCCTCCGGGAGCTGTATAACGAATGTCTAAAGAACGTATAATCTTATTATATTCAATGTCAGATATAGCAATCCAACCAGTTTCATATACAAAATTTGTTACCTCAACCGGGGTAGTTGGGCTTAAAGAATTAAAAGAAGTGTCAGTTTCTCCAGTTTGAACTTCGTGCTCTAACATATAAGTAACTAAATTCTCATCTAAGGCAAATAGATTCGCTTTTTCAGAACCAGCGTTGATCTTAGACCAACCTTTATCTTTTAAACTAAAAACATATATAATACTTGTCTCATCACCAAACTTACATAGTAGTCGATCCTTTTTTTGATCAAGGTGCAAGATTGTATTTGCATTGGCTAATGCTTGATAATCATCTCTAATAGGTCCAGTAATAGGTATTGCGTTGAAGTTTGTATCTAAAAAGTATACATCACTTTCATTAGCAAAAAATAAATTACCTTCACTTTTTATAATTGAATCTGGGGCAGTACATCCAATGTTTTCTTCTGACTCTACTAATGACCATTGAGAGGGGTTTGATGAAGGAACATTAATTCTATAAACGCCACGCTCCATAAATACAACAACATCACCCAGGAGGGTCTCTATACCAGTAATTTCACCACCTTGCTGATCATTTAATTGTATATAGTTGGTAATGGGTAGAACATCAAATTGTCCAACCTCAGAAAATATAACCCAATCCTTATGTATCTCATTAGCCCCAGTTGGATCAAGTGCAACATTACCAGCAAATAGTCTTCCATCAGATAGCGTTGAATATTTATAATAAGTATCTATCTTGGTTTCATCGTATGGATGGGCTGTCCCATCAATTAAATTTTTATCAAAAATATTTAATAATTTCCAATCACCACTATCTCGCCATTGATAATTATTTGA